ACCATCTGTTCCAGCAACACCAGCATCACCTTGGTTACCTTTTTGACCCATATCACCTTTAGCTCCGTCTTGACCAGCAGGACCAGCTACATTAGAATCTGCACCTGTAGGACCAACAGCACCTTGAGCTCCTTGAGCACCTTGAGCACCTTGATCTCCAGCGTCTCCTTTATCTCCTTTATTACCAGCAACTCCTTGTATTCCTTGTAGACCTTGTAAACCTTGTTGACCGTCAGCACCAGCAGCACCTTGAGCTCCTTGAGCTCCATCTGCACCGTCAGTACCATCTGCACCATCTGTTCCAGCAACACCAGCATCACCTTGGTTACCTTTTTGACCCATATCACCTTTAGCACCTTCTGCACCTTGAAGACCTTGTGATCCAGTCTGACCTTGTATACCCATTTGACCGTCATTACCATCTGCTCCATCTACACCAGCATCACCTCTATCACCTTTTTCACCTCTTTGACCTTCAACACCATCGACGCCATCAACACCAGCATCACCTTTTAATGATCTAAGCCAATCATCTTCACTAAGTGGTGTTTCACCAGCTGGAAGATTTAGTTTATAGATGTCGTGAGCAGATGCTCCAGAACCACCGTCATTACCAGCAACACCAGTAGCACCTTGAGCTCCTTGAGGACCAATTGGACCCGGATCTCCTTTAGCACCATCAGCTCCAGCGGGACCAGGTACATTAGAATCTGCACCGGCAGCACCATCAGCACCATCAGTACCATCAGTACCATCGTCTCCTTTTAATGATTTAAGCCAATCATCTTCGCTAAGTGGTGTTTCACCAGCTGGAAGATTTAGTTTATATACGTCGTGAGCAGATGCTCCATTAGCTCCATCAGCACCAGCAGGTCCAATAGCACCTTGAGCACCTTGAGCTCCAGGTTGACCATCAACACCATCAACACCATCAACACCGTCTGCACCAGCAGGTCCAGCTACAGTAGATGCTGGGCCTTCGTCACCTCTATCACCTTTTTCACCAGGAGCGCCTCTTTCGCCGGTTGGTCCAGCAATACCTTCATCACCTTTTGTACCTTGAATACCTTGAACACCTTCAGCACCACTTGTTCCTGAACTTCCTGAAGATCCAGAAGAAGTGAAATCCTCGGCATATTGTAAATTAATTTGATTAGGGAAGTTATCTTTATCTTCACTAGCGATAACACCACCAGTCATATTAATTAACCTAATATCATTATATCTTGTACCATTAACATCTACCATTACGTTAGATGGTGCAGATATATTATATGTTTCGTAGAATAACCCAAAGTCGTCATCCATAGTGAATCTGTATATCTCACCTGGAATTGTTGAGTTAGAATCAAAACTTACATGTAATTCTATTGCATCATCATCTTCTTCTGGGTTTGGATTAGCGTCATCTAAATCTGTAACATTTACCCAGTTCCAAGAATCGATTTGGTATACAGCATATTCACTGTTATTTCTTGTGTTAGTAAAGAATATGTTTGTTGAGTTTCCATCAACATTAATTCTTTTTTCTAATAAGTTTTCTAAATATTCGTTTCTGAATCCTTTATCATCTTTAACAGCTAATTTAATTTTGTTAACTTGTGATGGGATGTCAGAATTAAAAAAGATTTCTCCTCCTGCAGGATTTGATCCAGTATAGTTTGCACCTAAGTCTTTAATTCCATATACTGTACTCGGCATTCCATATCTGGATGCTACAGTATCACCAATTGATTGACCTGGATTATATACATTACCTAATTTTAAAAGAGGTAATGCAACTGGGCTAATTCCTTCTGTAATAGTTACCTTTACCCATACTTCACCATTTATATTATTTGCATCTAATGTCAATGCTAAAGTTTCTGCACCAGACATAGAAATGCTCATTGCGTTTCTACTCTCACCAGAACCATAGGTTAGTGTTCCATTTACTTTTGACTCAGTTTTAAATACAGTTAAATCGTTGTTTAAGTATTCAACTTTTACGTCAGTAATAGAAGATATGTTTATTGAGTTACCTACATAATTTTTATGTAAGGTAATCGTTGCGGCATCTTGTTGTCCTCTGATAACATTGCTGTATTCAGGAAGTACCGCGATTAATTGTTGTTTGTTTACACTTGGCATAATTATGATATAATTTTTTATTGCTTGTATTATATATCAACGTTAAAACGCATAGTCTCTGTGTAACATATTAAATATTACACTATTCACCACTGTAATAGCATGGCCAGGCACTTTAGTATGTGTTTTAAGATTAGCTTTAATTAAAATACGGTCTGATTTAGCAGTACTTAACTCTTCTAAAGTCTTAAAATATTCTTCTTCGTCATACTCTTTTGTTGCTATATGTTCCATTTTAAAATCTTTCCAAGATAGTTTAAAATTCTTAGAAGGTTTATTAAAAAAATATACGTGCAATTTATTGTCTGGTGTAGAAATAAAAACAAATCCACCAGAAAGAAAATGTTTTTTATTACCTAAATAAGAACATGTTAGTTCAGACTCAATGCTTCTCCATTCTTCTCGACATGCTGAATGGAGCGCTTCAAATTTATCAATACAGTCTTCATACATAGAATCAACTATATCATTAGTGTCCATCTCTTCTTCAGTAGTAAATACCAATTCTAAATCCTCCATAGGAAATCCCATGAATTCAATACTTGGTACGAGATCGTTATCTGTTTGTTTGATAGCGTCATATCTATATAGATAATCTAATGTATCATCTATTTCCCACAATGCAGCCATTAGATCAGTGTGTACTAATTCATCTAATTCTTTAACTCGCTGCAAGAACTTATACGTCTTGTACTCTAGGTCAAGAGGTCCGTCCTCAATCCATTTAGGTGTTATTAACTTACTCATACATTATTTATTAATCTTTCGTAAGCCTGTTTACCAGATTTACGACATAAAAATATTTTCGTAATTTTGTATTAGATTAAATGCAACTTTTTCTGCTAAATCTAATGTAGGTCTGACTCTACTATCTTTAGGAATATCATCCATAGATAAACTGCTCCATCTATTTTTCTTATGGAGTATAAAGAATTGTTGGCGACCTCGATAATCACCTTTTTGAAGAATAACAATTCTTTTTGTGTATTTAGGATTAAGAGCTAGTTTTTGTTCTCTAGTCACTTGAACCAGATTTTAAAACTTTATTAGCTTCGTTTTTAAGTTTATTAAAACTCCCAGCAGTTGTTAATCCCCACTGTAAAATAAACCAGCTCATTTCTTGCTCAGCCATCTTTTTAGTCATCTTTAGCTTTTTGCGTAAAATTCCTATTCCAGATTTAATGAACTTAACTTCAGCATCTCTAGTAGTTTTATACTTCATGTACCATTCAGGATCTCCTGATACGTCTTCGTATGTTTTTTTATGAGGCGCTAGTTGTAAATTAACTAACTCCACAAAAACTTCTTTTGTTGTGTCTCGCTTTGTCATTATTTTTTTGGTTTAATAATTTCGTCTATTATTCCGTATTTTTTAGCTTCTTCTGCATTTAGCCAAAAGTCTCTGGTTGCATCCTTCTTTACTTTTGCTGCAGTCTTACCACAATATGAGCCTAGAAGAACAAATAATTCATCATTAACTTTTTGCCATTCGGCCCAGTCGACCTCAGCATCTTGTATATTACCACTGAATCCACCTGACGATTGGTGCAACATTGTGGTTGAGTGTCTTAATGAAGATCTTTTCCCTTTTGTACCAGCACCCAATAATACAGAGCCCATAGAAGCGGCCATACCAGTATTAATGGTTTTTATATCTGTAGGAATATACTCCATTACATCGACCATAGATAGTCCAGATTTAACTGATCCACCCGGTGAATCAATATGCATTGTAATATCTTCATTACTTGTAGAAGATAAGAACATTAATTGTGCTTGTACAATTGTAGACATATTGTCATTAACTGGACCAGCAACCCATAATAATCGATCTACCATTAATCTAGAGAATATATCCATTTGGGTCATTCTCATTTCTCTCTCTTCTAATATGTATGGAGTGAGAGAGCTCTCCTTTTTGTAAAGATCTAATTTGTTTGAACTTATATTGTGTTCAGACATTGCGTATCTTTCAAATTCTTTATCTTTTGGGTAGTAATTCATATTTGTTTTTTAAGTTGTTTGATGAGGTCGCATGTTTCGAACTCTTCAATTTTTTCAAAATACTTATTTGCCTTAATTAAACTTTTTTTGTAACCCTCTGGTGGTAAAGTCATTTCATACTCTTCTCCAGAGTCATCAACTAAGATTGCTAAGAGGTGTGTAGTTTTGTTTCCTTCTACTGCGTCTAAAATATATTCGACTATTCTTCTAAAAAACATATCGTATTTTGACATTAATAATTTATCGAAATCAGCCTCTAGCGTTCTAGGATCGATGTGTATCTTTGGAATCTTATTCTCCATTAGTTACAAAGTATTTATCAAGAATATCTTTGTAATCTTGTTTTGTGGTTATGGAGTCATCATCTACACTTGCATCAATTTCATTTACGAATGTTTGAGCTAGGTTTGAAAGAGTTACATTTTTACCATCGTATTCTAAGAATGGTTGCTTTAACATGAATGTAGACTCTTTAGTAATATCAATATCTTCACCTTTAATTTGCTCTGCTAATTCAAAGTGTCTTTCATAGAAGTGTAGGTTATCAGCAAAATGATAGTACATACCTAATTCTAATTCAGGATAAGTTTCTTTTAGTTTTAAATAAACCGATTGTTGTAAGAATGCAAAGAATGGTGCATCGAACGTAAGACCATAGAATATATCATTAGATCTCATCTGAACTTTCATGTGTAAAATGTCATGTCTAATAAAGAAGTTAGCATACATTGTACATACAAAATCTTTGTTACCTTCAAACTGAAATTTAGGTGAATTAAAAAACATGATAGCTTGTCGGCTATTCTTGTCTTGTTCTAATGAGTCGATCACCCAACCGAATTGTTCTTTATTAAAAACTAAAGAACCGTAGTTAGAATTAATTTCATTAGTATCTGGGTTAGTAATTCTAGACCAGAAATTAGAGAAGTTACCAATATAATCTACGTCACGATCTTGTTTTAAATACCATGCCATTTCACCTGCAAGATATTTCCAATTAAAATTTCTTTGTGGGAAATCAGCAATAGGCTGTTTTGGATTAATTACGAAGTTAGATAAGATTGCCTCTTTAACTTTTAAGTCTCTTGGTTGAGAGACATCACCATCAGTATCGATGTGTTGAATAATGTTCTTAAATGTATTTGAAAAACTCATGTGTTGATTTTTAATAACTATAATAGTTATATGATTAATCGCAAAAAGGTTTACTTAATAATCAGCTTGTTTTCTTCTTTTGCTTTTGAAACTGTGTACGAATTACCTTCTTTTAAGATACCATCTAATATTGCATCTGCTACTGCATCTTCAACATATTTTTGAATAGCTCTTTTAATTGGCCTAGCACCATAAGCTGGATCGTAACCCTCTTTTGCTAAAAACTCTTTTGTAGCCTTATTAAATTTAAAAGTATATCCTTGACGTTCCATTCTATCAACAAACTTGTTTAGTTCAATATCTACAATTTCAATTACGTCTTCAGATGCTAACTGATCAAATACAATAATATCATCTAATCTGTTTAGAAATTCAGGACTAAATTTATTCTTTAACTCTTTCTTAATAATGCTATCCATTTTAGATTGTTCTTGAAGCATTGAAGATGAGGTATCAAATCCAATACCCGTTCCGAAGTCTGCTAACTTTCTTGCACCAACATTAGAAGTCAATACAATAATAGTATTTGTAAAGTCAACGATACGGCCACTTGAATCTGTTAAACGACCTTCATCTAAAACTTGCAATAGAGTATTGAAAATATCTGGATGTGCCTTTTCAACCTCATCAAATAAAACTACTGAATAAGGTTTACGTCTTACTGCTTCAGTTAATTGACCACCATCTTCGTGACCTACATATCCTGGAGGAGATCCAATCAATCTAGATACGTTAAATTTCTCTTGGTATTCTGACATGTCAATTCTAATCATCGCATCAGTATCGCCAAACATATATTCTGCTAGAGCTTTTACAGTTTCTGTTTTACCAACTCCAGTTGGACCTAAAAACATGAATGAACCTGTAGGTTGCTTTGAAGTTGCAACTCCAGTTCTAGATCTTTTAATTACCTTTGCCAGAGCATCTACAGCGCGATCTTGTCCAATGATAGATTCTTTAATATGTTTACCCATATTCTTAATCATCTTCATGTCATCAGCGCCTAAACGCGTGACAGGAATACCTGTTTGCATAGATACAGTTTCAGCAATATCATCAATAGTAACTTGTCTCTTTTTAGTCTTAAGTGTAGATTCCCATTTTTGAATCTCTTGTTGTACTTTAGTTTCTAGGCTAATTTGCTCATCACGTTTTGTAGCTGCAATTTCGTAGTCTTGTTTCTCAACAGCAGACTTCTTTTCCTCTTTTGCATTTTCAGCTAGTAATTCTAACTTCTTAATAGATGCCGGCACTTTAACTTCTAGTAAATGCGTTCTCGCTCCTGCTTCATCTAGTAAGTCAATAGCTTTGTCCGGCAATTCTCTTGATTTGATATATCTTTCTGACATTCTTACACAAGCCTCAATTGCTTCTGCAGAATATTCTACTGAATGGTGCTCTTCATACTTATATTTAATTCTTGTAAGTATTTCGATCGACTCATCTACTGTTGGTGGGTCAATAAACACCTCTTGGAATCGTCTGGTTAGAGCTCCATCATCTTCTATTGATTCTCTATATTCATCTAGTGTAGTTGCTCCAATACATTGTACGGACCCTCTGGCTAGTGCTGGTTTAAGAATATTAGAAGCATCTAATGCTCCACTGACTCCACCTGCTCCAACAATCGTATGAATCTCATCAATAAAGACAATTACATCAGTTGCCATTTTAAGTTCCTCAACAATATTCTTCATTCTCTCTTCAAATTCACCACGATACTTTGTACCAGCAACGATGGTTGTCATGTTTAAAGAAATTACTCTTTTGTTAAGTAGAACTCTAGCAACTTTTTTACTAACAATCCTCTGTGCTATAGCTTCAACAATAGCAGTTTTACCTACACCAGGATCTCCAAGAATAATAGGATTATTCTTTTTACGTCTTGCTAAAATTTGACAGATTCTATAAATCTCTCTGTCTCTTCCGATAATAGGATCTAATTTACCTTCACCTGCAGCCTTAGTCAGGTCTTCACCAAATTCATCTAAAAATGGGGTGGCTTTCTTTTTCTTTCCGAAATTCTTTCCTTTTTCGCTATCGTATCCGTCTGCTATTGGCATAATTCTTAATGTCTTATTAATATAACTATTATATAGTGTTTTGTCTCTTTGTTTATACTTTATTAGTTTGCAATATTATCTGCGGCGTATACTCCAGGCAATAAGTCGGGTTTATATCTAGCTCTAAATCCAAATCCATTTACATAACCTACAGCTGCTTTAACTAATTTATTAGATTTTTTGGCTGGATCTATATTGTAATCTAAATCTATTGTATCTATCTCAATACCATGTTCGCGGAGGTATAATGCAACATCTACTGATTTTTCACATTCTTTCCAAAGCCTAGTCCACATATCTTTAATCTGAGGCATTACTTCTTTTTGGTATATGACATGGCAGCCAGTAGAAGATACATGAAATACGAGAGTCGTGGCATACGTGGTCTTGCCATTTCTAGTTTGAGAGTCACAACCCATATACATTTTTACATTATGGTATTTATGAGCTTCTAAGTATTTCTTAACGTATGGTGCTAATTCAAATTGCGGTGCGCCTGTTAGTTTTTTGAATTTCATTAAATTAACATTGAGGTAAATTAATAGTCGTAATCGTCGTCGTTATACGTTGTTATTTTCGGAGTAGATACACTATCATATTCAGTGTTTTCTATATCATCGTATTGTTCGTCTTTAGGATCTGTCATTAGTTTGATAGTTTTGCTTTAATTGTTGGGTGGTATTGATAACCTAAAAGAACAAAGTCTTCCCATATAATTTTATCTAAATCTCTTTTCATTGCTGCCTTAAAATTAATATTTGATTTAATTGCAACATCTGGTAAAGTATAAGGTTCTCTCTTTGTTTGTTCGATTGCTTGCTCTACATGATTCTTATATAAATGCACATCTCCAAAGTTTCCAATTAATTCATCTGGAATTAAGTCACATTCTTTTGCAATCATCATAAGTAGTAAACCATAAGAAGCAATATTAAATGGCAGGCCTAAGAATGTATCTACCGATCTTTGGTTCCACATTAGTGAAAGATATTTACCCTCTCTTACATAACATTGAAAGCCATAATGACATGGAGGTAAAACCATTTTATCTAGCTCTCCTACATTCCATGCATTAACCATGTGTCTTCTAGAATCTGGATTTTCTTTTATGCCATTAATAAGATTCTGGATTTGGTCAACATAAACTGGATCTACATTACTATCATAATTAAACCAGCCTCTCCATTGTTTACCATAAACCGGACCTAGTTCTCCCCATAATTTATCTTCACCTCTTTTAACCTCTTCAATAAATTGTTTTTTGTCTGCAACATCACCACCCTTTTCATAATGTTCTTCTACAGATTTTCTATATGCCTTGTAAGCATCGCCATCCCATATATGACAATTATGATCTAATAAGAATTTAATATGAGTATCACCTTTTAAAAACCAGAGTAGTTCTGTGATTAAAGTTTTCCATGCCATCTTCTTTGTGGTTAAAAGCGGAAAACCATCTTTCATGTTATGGCGGATTTGTCTACCGAATACAGAATAAGTTCCGGTGCCAGTTCGATCATCTTTTGATACACCTTTATGTAAGATGTCATTTAATAGATCTTGGTATTGTTTATCTAGATTGTTCATATTAACAGATTGCGCATTCTTCAGAAGGCATTAGGTAAATCATTAGTATTGCAAAAAGAATTGCAATAATAGTAACGATTATTCTGACAGGTTTAGATTGTTTATCTTTCCATGCCTTTATTCTCGTTCCCCATTTATGTGCTAGGTTTCCAGCCCAGTCGTACATTCTACCTACCCAATCAAATGGTGGTGCTTTAAGTAAAGTTGCCATGGCTATAATTAAGCCAGTTGTAGTTTCACCCATAAAGAGTAATAGCACGGATGCAGCTAAAAAGTAATATCCGATAAATTGTTTTAAATGCTTTCTCATTTTGCTAATTTATTATAGACAACTAAAGTATCTATCGCCCCTATCACAGAGGAATGTTACAACATCTCCTTCTGGCTTCATTTGAGCTATAAACAATTCTGCTGCTAAGATATTAGCTCCTGCAGAAATACCTACAAATAGACCATGTGTCTTTGCCAACTCTCTTGCTCTATCTTTAGCATCTTCTGTGCTAATTTGTTGAATATAGTCTACGTTGCTCATCTCTACTAAGAATTTACTACCATCACCAATTCCTTGAATACCATGTAAGCCAGGTTCTCCACCTGACATTACTGCAGATTCTGCAGGTTCTACCGCAACCATTTTCATATCTGGGAATTGTGGTTTAATTCTTTTATGACAGCCCATTAAAGTTCCACCAGTTCCAGTTCCTGTAACTATTGCACTAATTTCTCTTTTATTTTCTACTGACCAATTTAATATCTCTTGTCCTGTTGTA